TGTCTTATAATAAGAATTTAAACTAAAGTTTGATAGAGTACCCAACCTATTATAGAAATAATTAAAATTGGGATCGAGAATATTAGAGTTGTAATCATATTATTAGCAATTTTTCTCGTATTGAAAAGAGAAAATCCGAAAATGATTAAATAACTGTACTTATCAACTTTTCTAATTTCATATATATCGAACAATTCCATCAATCCCTTGGATATCAAAAAATTGGAAATATTTCTACGATATTCGGTCACATAATTCCTAGCGATCGTATCAATGTCCGATTTTCTGATATTATATGGCTCCTCAAAGATTTCTTCTGGTATATTCAACACAGAATATATTCGGAAGATGTTATCTACTCGACAATTATATTCGATCTCCAACTCCCTACTGATAGATTTTAGAATTGTTCTAAAAGTCAAGAAGAGAGAGATTTTTTTGAAAATGTTCATCACTATTATATTTAGAATTCAAATCAATGTTTATAATGTCTCAATGAAGTTGAAGTCGTTCTATTTTCATTGACCCAAGTCGATATATTTGATAAGGCGGAAATCATGATAGTCATTTTATCATCTAGACTTGACATAATTTCTACTAATTTATCTTCACTCTTCGATTTATTTTCAGTTTGATTTGGTATACTGAAATTAATCATAGAATTTGTAGTGACCTTTTCCGTGCTGTTTTGTTTAAAGTTTTCTGAAATTACTTTTGAATTCTGTTCTAAAGTATCCATTAGTGAATTGAATTGCTTTGAATCCATAGTTGACATCATAACTGATGGTATCGAAGACCTATTTATGGATGATAATTTCGAAAGGTCTACGTTCGATACCAATTCTTTAGAATTCTCTTCATTCTTAATTGACTTGAGAGTGATTTGTTCAAAGGGGTTATTAAGTTCGAAATCATTCAAATTATCAAGCTTATTGATAAATGTATCTAAAAAATTCGATACATTATTTATGGTTTCGTTAAACCCATCTTTTACTACATATTCTTCTTTTTTGTTTATTTGGTTGACTGTGTTGGTAGTTTCAAAATCCATTTTTAACCTATTTTGAAATTCCAAAATTGATTTCGGAATTGCTACTGAAGATGATTGTGTCTTTTGAGATGTAGTGTCTATTAGAATATTTTTTGAGTCTGATAGTAAGTTGTCTAGGTTTTGAAAATTAAGTTTTTGTGTTTCGAAATTAACTTTAAGTTTTTTCTCATAATTTTCATTTGATGGGATATCAAATTTTTCACCCAACTGTTCTAGTATTACAGGTATTGTCATTCTTTGCAAACTTGGTAAATCAAGTTTTGTAGATATATCATAACCTAATGGTATTCTTGAATTAATAATTTCGGGTAATTTGGTATAGGGATTTATGTATTCAGTGTCAACATTTATTTTGGTTGTCAATTGTTCAATGGGGTCGATAAGGTTTGGATATTCATATCCGATTCTTTTGACTGTATTTTCCAATATATTTCTCGATTCTATATAATCTATTTTCTGTATAAGATTCGAAAAATCCTTACGATTCAGCATATTGACAAAATCGACTTCAGTATTTATTGGTATATTTATTGCATCATATTTTGGCAAGTCAAATTTTGGTGATGTTATTTGTAGATTTCCAATTGTTGGTAATGTATTCATAAAATTATAAAACACATCCATTTCAAAAGATTTTGGTAAATTAAATCTTGGGAAATCATAATTAATTGGTATCTTAATTATTTTGTCTTCAAACATTTTCAATAGATTGGTTTCCTTCAAATCAAAACCAACTTTAATATCATCAATTTCAATCTTCGGTAAATTATCTACATCGATTTTGAACTTTAACTTGTCAAGTTCAGGTAAATCAATAGTTTGAATTGGTAAATTTGTTTGGATGAGATTATTAGTCGACAACTTTTGTTCTTTCTCTGTAAAATCCTTTTTATACTCATTAAGCTGTGGTGTAGGTATGTTTTCGAAATTTGTTAATATATCGGGTAAAATTATGGTATTTTGGCTTTGTGAAAGTTTTAGTGACTGTTTTTGTTCTCTGACCAAATCATTTCCTATATCTAATTTTTCGACAATAGATTTCTGCAAATCTATTATTTTCTTACCAATATCGTTTTTCGATTTATTGAATTTTTTTGGAAAAATATCCGATTCATCCTCAACCGGTGGTGGAGGTATCAATAGTGGTGATATGTCAGTGAAAGGCAAATCATTTGACGTAGATAAATTTTTATCAAAACCCTCGGAAATATCTTCTAAACTCTTTGAAAAATTGTTCAAACTTGGTAATATATTTATCATCCAAAAAAACTTAATTTGTAGGTTATATATAAATTTGAATCCAAACCCCAAATATATACTGTATAATGGTATCTATGACAATGTCAAAAAAACTTGAGGTAACTTTTACAGCAAAAGATGCACCCAAAATTTATGAACTCAATCAAATTTTGGATAAAATATCTTTGCATGATAAATTATCAGATAGAGAGGTCAATTTTCTAGATAAATTTGACAATATCAACGATGATGAGATTAAGGATTATAATTACCTTTCCTTGTTAGATTTATTCTATATAATGTCGAAAATTGATAAACAAATATTTTGTGATATCAAAGACAAACAGGGTAAAATAAATGACCTCATAATTTCAATGGAATACAATCATGATGACTGTACACTGAAACTTGGACTCAAACACGGTAATATTGTATTGAAAGATAGTTGTCTTTATAAATTGGTCTATGAATTCAAACATGACAATTATTCTTTGGATATTGAATCAGAGTACTATGAAAAAATTAATTCAAATAATGATTAAAAATTGGAAAAATTTCAAAGAATCCATAAGTGGGTGGGAATTAGTCGGAAAAGATATGGGTCCAAATTATCCAAAGACTGATTTACCAAATACTTTATCTACAAAAGATACAAATATCTTACTTGGTTCCGATGATAATTTTTACACAGAATCCGATTTCATGAATTTATTTGATGATTTATCAAAATTTCAAAAATTAGATTTTGATTTGAAGAATTTTACTCAATCAAATCTAGATAAACTTCTTCAAATAAAAAATCAAAAATACTAACTACATTTAGAAATAAAAAAACCCCTCCAAAGAGGGGTTTTTAGTTTTGATTAAATTTCATTATGATTGGATAAATCCACCAGCTTGGATTGCTCCAGTACGTAGTATAGTTATGTTATTTACAATGATTCCCATACCCTTAATCGGTTCAACGTATGTGTCGAGTACACCGATTTGATTATCGATGATTTCTGGTGTGTTGTTCTCTTCATCACACTTGTTGAAGTAGTTGTATAGACCATTTCTATTAACATATTTTTCACAAATACTATCAGCTCTTAATTTGATTTCAGCTCTAACATCAGCGGTATTGAATCTCCACTGGAATTCCAACAACATTGCAGATAATTCTCTTTCAAGTTCAATAAGAACTTCTCTAACGTGTAGGTAAGAAAGAGCTGATTTGTAAAGGGTTTGACCAGTATTTTCAGTCTCGATAACAAAACCTCTGTTTCTCTTAAATACAATCGGATTGATTTGAGCTCCATTGAGGTTTTCTATATCTGTTGGAGAGAAATTAACCTCAACTCCAGCAATATTAGTTACTCTACCGTTAGTGACACCAGCGGCAATTGTCCAAGGTGTAATCGTAGTAAGTGCAGAATTTTGTTTTCTTAAGTAAGTTGTCGCTACATAAGCAGCTGGTGGAACATTAACTGGTCTACCATTATCATTTACTGTCACATATGGATAGAAATATCCGACACAACTTGCACCTTTACCGTCACCGAATGAATAAAGGAATGCTGGATTTGATTCTGGATCTCCACCTTGTGCAATGAAAGATGTTTGTACAACTCCCTCGTCATCTGTGAAGGTTACAGCGGTTGAATCTCTGAACATTTTGTTTGATGGCATATTAAGTATACCCATAGCATCTAATCTTTCTCCACAAATGTCAACCAATTGTTGTTTGGACCTTTCTGTCAGTCCGAGACCAAAAGAATCTACTAGATATCTGAAGTCAAATGCTTCTTTGTTCACTAATGCTCCGTAAAGTGAAGTTCCTTGAGCGACTAAATTTAGTATTGCGTTTTGTCTCTCTTCTGTACCATCAGGCATTGAGTCTTCTCTTACTCTAAAACCTTTCATTGAAATACCTTTATAAGTGGAAGCAAAATCTGTAATAGGAACATATCTCAATGTTTGTAGATCGCCTCTTCTTGAAACCTTATTTATGGACACATCACAACTAATTTCAACTAAAGTTGGGTCTGGAGCATAAGCTCTTTTTCTTTGGATCCTTGCTAATTTTTTAGGCATTTGTCCATTTTCCAATATAGTCTCATCGACAGCTGCTTGTAGATAATCACCAACTTTTAGTTCGGTATATCTAGCGGCGTTTATTAGAATTTTATTAGCTACCGGTGTATAACCTGCAGGAACTTCGATTTCGATTGTTTGTTTATAATTAGACTTATCGGAACGAACTCTCAACCTACCATCTTTATTATCCAATCCATCATTTGTTATACGAATATCATTTGGAGAGTCTAATGTATAATCGGTGAATCTTAAATCCATATCACCACTAGGACTAAATTGCATATCGAGATAAACCTTTTCTGACGTATCTTCTATCCTAGAAACATCATATAGTGTTTCTGGTGTTACCAAGTCACTGTTGATAGTGAAAGCCTCACCCGAAACGAAGTATGTTCCAGTTATAGGATCTGTTATCATTGTGGATGTTGTGGATCCGGATATTTCGAATATTCCAGAATTATAGATAGAACTCGGTATTCTAAATGTTTTTTCTGCTGAAACACCACCGAAGATGTTATTTGTGTTAGGTGAGAAAACTATAATATCATATCCAGATTCTCTTGTAAATGTAATTTTAGTAACCGGTAGTGTACAAGCGTTTTGATAGAACCAATCGCCAGTGTTTATTTGACCATTTTGATAAGCTAAATAAGTATCTGAATATTTTCCTATAGATCCTGTATTACCGAATCCTTCAGCAACCCCACCCTGTGCTCCATATTCACCCAATGTGAATTCATTATCTTTTTTATACAAAGTAAAATTACCGGCAAGAATGTCTTGTGGTACTGATGATGTCCCCAAATTTATTACAAGACTCTTATTAGATGATGTGGTATTGACTACAGATGAAATAGTTATGTTTTCACCTGAATACTTTTCACCTGTTGCATAGTTCACTATCATCGTAGACTGCTCTGAATCAGAAGAATCCAAAATACTGAGTATCTTATTAAAGATGTCAATCTTTCTGTGTCTATCATAATTGCCCAAACTACCACCATTCAAATTAGCTTGACTCGTTTCGTTGAATTCAAGTTTAAAAGAACCAGCTGGTAAACCAGTAGTTGTTATGGTATAATCATTTGTACTGTAAGTACCAAGTGTAAATTCTTTAGGGTCCCCAGAGGTACCAAATATACCAACACTAGTCCAAGAATATTGATTAGCAACAAGATATCCATTACTTACGGTGAAACTCAAATATCCCAAAACCAAATCGTTGATTCCGATTTGTGGTTGGGTGTTAGGTGAACCTGCGGTCGAATTCTTGACCGCAATATTTCCAGTACTTGCATCTACATACGCGACTGAAATATGACCCGCGGTTCCGGTAACTGTTTCGTAATTGGTCCTTGGAATCGAATAAGTAAAAGTTGATGCGGAACCACTATTGATGAATTTTTGTTCACCACCTATTACACAATAAGGTCCCCAAGTAGATGGAGAACCATCCTTTGAACTTGGAGCGATAGTAGTAAATCCAATTGTAAAAGAAGAAGTGCTACCAAAGTCCGATATACCAGGTGTATAGGATACACCATTTATAAATCCTTCTCTCAAAAGTGCGGTTCTATTAGGACTTCCCAATCCACCCCAAGCAGCACCATTGAATGTAGAAATAGTAGGACCGAAAGCAATAACTTGTTGGCCTATTGTACCTCCAGCAGCATCTAATTGAGTATGTGATAGAACGTTTGTTTCAGCGATGGTTTCCTCATAAGATAAGAACTTGATTGTTTCTTGTTCTGTATCAACAAGTGAGTTATTCACGACAAGGTTATTTCCAATGATATCAACCATACCATTTGGAAAATCTCCTTCGAATTTATCTACATCAAAAGTACAAAATACCCCAGTAGAATCTGTATCATCATTTATGACGTTTTCGATAAAGATATTTCTACCATTAGCATCTTTGAAATATGGAATGAGAGAAATCCCCTCATAGAAATTCAGTAGTGTGATATTTCTGTCATTAGCAAAATCACGAACTTTATTTTTTCTCAAACCTTCCGGTGTGAAATATTGAGCCCATTTAGTGTCGACAGCTAATTCACCGTAATTAGTCCAATCACCAGTAACAATTAAAACATCGACTAAATAATCAGAAGCATAATCTAAAGGATTTAGGTACAAAGGTACCTTTTCAGCAGTACCATACGCTTCCAATAAGCTTCTATCGAAACCAAATGTATTAGCGGCTTTGAAAATAAACATTGTGACATATCTATCGGATAGGTTAGTGAATGCTAAAAGTCTACCAGAAGCTCCTGGATCGTCTTTTACAAGGTTATTGAATGTTTCGGTATCACGTTTCCAGAAACCAGTTGTGTTGAAAAACCTTCTGTATGGTCCTAATCTTTTCACATCATTAGATGCATCAGATCTTGTAGATACAGATTGATACTCAATTTGATCCAAAGTGTCGGATGTAAGCATAAGATTTATTGCATATACTGGACTAGATTCCAATAATTTTGAAATAGTTCTATGAAAGAAAGAACCTTTTCTTTCGAGGTTTCTATCGAGTGTTCCGAAGATATTTTCCAAGTCTCTTACATTTTGTAAAAGCACTGGTGTATTGACAGGTCCCTTTTTGGAAAAACCCATAACTAAAGATACTAATCCACCAGTGATTGCGGGTGAGGTTATTACCGATGCATCGAATTCTTCTACAAAGATACCAGGTCTTTTGTATTTACCGATTTGAATTGCCATAATAGTTCGATATTTTTTATTTGTAAGTATATATTAAAAGAAAAAATTATATTTTTCTCAATTTCACTACTTATTTAATGTTACTTCTTTTTTTAAGTTTAGGATTTTATTTTCGAAATCTTTTAAAACTTTATTTTTACTTTCCTCTTTTTGTAGAAGTTGTTGTTTCAAATCTACAAGTTCCGACTTTGCAGAATCTTGATTTTGTTTGATACTCGACATAGCTTGTTGATTCATTCCTTTCGAATCTTTATCCAGTGGTGTCACATTACCTCTTTCTGCCTCAAGATCCTTGGATAGATTGGTAAGTTTCAATTCTTTTTGTCTGATTTTTCTTGATAAATTACAAATATCAGCTTCCAATTGTGAGAATTCATTCTCAAAAACAAATTTATTTACGTCTTTATCTTTGAGATAATCTTTTAACAGATTTGGAATTTCTGAATCATTAATTTTATCATTCTGAAATACACTTCGTATTTTTACAATTTGTGATTCAAATTCTTTAATTTTATTTTGCATATCTTTTATATTATACTGTTTACTAACAGCCATCACATCTTGTGTGTTTTGTTCAATCACAAAACTTTTGTACTCTAAAATATATTTCATAATTACCAACCAAAATTATCTTTACCCTTTTTAATCAACTCATCATATAAATTACCACTAGACGCTTTCAATTCTTTCAATTTGGAATCTAAATGTTCATTTACTAATGAGGTATTTTTTGGTATAAAAACATCCTCTTTCTTTTTATCATCATTAAAGTAAATCAATCTAGCATTGTATAATTGTTGGGTCTTACCATTATTGAGTCTAATTTTTTGTTTTTGAAATCCGAAATTGACTCCCCCCTTTACTTTTGGTTCACCATATATGGGATCACCTTTGAATGAAGCACTAACACTGTTGTTGATATTGACATATGAAATTTGCAAACCATTTCTGAAATCGTTTTTCATAATTCCATAATAGATATTGTTAGATTTAGTTTTTCCGTCACAGGACCAATCAACTTTTCCAGAATCTTTTTTGGAATTTTGAACGTTGAGTCCCTCTCCTTGATGGTCATATGTGAATTTTATTTGTACCTTATCTCCATCAATTTCTATTGGTCTTACAAATATTATATCATGTTTTTTAGAGATATTACCAGCCCTAAAATCTTCAACAGCGAAAGCAAAATACTGATTAATGTTATTTCTAGTGAATGAAGTTTGTCTCAATGGCTCCCAAACAAATGTATTTGGATCAATGTCCTTTTCATCCATTGGTAAATCATCCCTTTTGAGATTGGGATTACCTTTTAATTTTTCTGGTTTGATATCTACATTAAAATATTTCTTCAAAGCTGCGGCAGCATAGACATCAAATTCACCTTGATTTTTGATTTTTAATAAATCTAAAAACAACTCACCGAGTGAATCACTATTTTTCAGAGTATCCTGTTCAAAAATTTTATCGAATCCAATAAAATCCCTATCAAATTTTTCAACCAAATTTTTGACGTTTTTGAACACATCTTTAAATTCTGGTTTACCCATAATTTCAATTACCCCCCTCTTCCATTGTTTGAATAAAGCATTGTGTATCCAAGGACCAACACCTGGACTACTCGGTCCACCAGGAGAACCCGCACCAGCGTATGTGTATCTTCTATAGGTTACAGGCCATACTTGTCCATTTGTTCTGCCTGATGGTATAACTTGTGTCATATATACAGAATTTGCTGTTTCGAATAGTTTGATGATCTTTATTAAAGGATCTGGTTTTTTCATAATGGATTCAGCTAAATCGATATCCGCAGCGGTGAAAGATTTAAGTTTATTCACGTCATCTTGTGTCATTTTAGCAGGGAAAACCTTTTCTACTTCTTCGAAGAATTGATTCCATATAGTTTCAACATTTTTTGTCTGAGTAGAGGTACTCGGAGTTGAAGGTGGTGTCGGTGGTGTGCTTGAAGTCAAAGGTGGTGCTGGTGGTGTACCTACTTGCTCCAATACCAATTGTATGTAATTTGTATATTTCGAATTTTCTGCTAGAGGTTGAATAGGATTTGGCGCTCCTTCTTTTTCCTTATCATCATCTTCCATCTCGATTTCCTTTTCGGACTTTGGTTTCTCGACTTGAGTCTTTTGATCCGAAGTGGTTGTTGGCTTGGAAAATGTAGGTACCGCAGTTGTGGTTTGATTGGAATTTTTATTTGGCACTGACGGACTTACTTCTTGTTTTGTGCTTGATGGTTGTTCTTTCTGAACGGGGACTTCGGTATGTTTATCAACTTGTTTTGTTCCGGTCGTCTGTGATATCGGAGTTTCAATTTTTTTCTGATCTTCGGTCGGTGGTAATTTTTCAATTTCTTTCTCTGATGACCCCTTTTCTGTTTTGGAAATGTCAATCACATTTTGTAAATCATTTATAATTTCTTTACTTTTCAATACGCTAATTTCCTCAGAATCTAAAGATTTTAGTACTTCAATTAGTTCATTATATTCACCACTAGATTTAACATCCAAATCAGAATCACTTTCTATGATATCAATAAGTTTTTTTGCGACATCCTGTAATTTTGATAGATTTTCGAATTTTGTTTCAACTTGTTGTTCATTTATGAATTGATTATATCGTAGAAATTTAGCATAAGATGAATTCTCAGGTACTAAATTTGCGTTTACTATCTTCTTTAGGATTTCCAATAAATTCAAATTGAAACCCATGGGTTTTGAACTGCTTGGTGTAGATACCGTTGGATGCCTCATTTCATATGCATATTTTCTCAATTCATCCATAAAGTCGGATAAGGTGTCAAGAAACGATTTTATGAGTTCTTTACTGATCGCTTTTTCCAACCTTTCTCGCATCACCTTTTCATCGATTTTGTCATAAGCAGATTGTACAAGTGAATTTGTCAATATTTTTCTACCCTCGTAGTAACTAGGAATATCTTTTATTGGGAAATTTGGGTCATATGGATCAAAAGTACCATCCCAACCTATGAGAATTTCTAACTTTTCTTCATCGGTCAAAGTGCTTGTACAACAAACTTTAATCTCCTCTAAAGTAGCTTTCAAAAATAATGTTGGGAACTGTTTGGTAATTTGTTCGAATTTGATTCTATCTACCATTAGTTGTATTTGATTTTCCAAATCACCCAAGATAAATGGTATTCTCGCTGTCTTATAAGCAGTTTTTAACATCTGTATAGAAGAGTTTATCATTCTACCGAAATAACTATCACCGAATCTAATATCATTCTCCAAAAACTCATTGACTAGAGTTGATGTTTGCATTAAATGATTTAGTTCTGATTTATTTTCAATAAAGTCATTTCTATATTTCAAAAACTTCATAGTATTTGTTCAATTTTTTTTATATATTAAAATAAATGATGGGATAAAAAAAAATGAGACCCTTATTTTTTTGAAAATAAATACATGTCATTAAATATCTTTGTGTTTTTATGAATATATAACTTTGATTTTGAATTATGAGATTCAATAGACTTATTATAGGTGATGAACAAATCACCAATCCGAAAAAAATTATTGCAATCCTTGAGGATAAGGGGTTTGATTGGCTAATTGACTCTGAATTCGAAAATGCGATAATCGAGATTAAAAAAGAAACTTTGATTTGGCATAGTGGTGATTACTACACTGGTAATTGGTACTATGGTATTTTTAAGTCTGGAAACTTTTACGGAACATTTGTCAATGGAATTTTTGAGGATGGAAATTTCAAAGGCACATTTTTGAGTGGTATCAAAGTGTAAAGGTTATAAAAAATAATTTTTTGTTATGGGAAAAAGAAAATTCACCAAAACAAATGAAGTCGACTTTCTCAATAGAAATGACTCCGTTGGTATAAGTGAGGGTGCTGGTAATTGCTTATTTTTCGAAATTAATGACATTTGTACGACAGATATTTGTGAAGCCGTTTCGATTATGATGAGGCTAAATATTACAGATTCCAAGATATGGAGTAAGGACATAACAAAAAATTTAGATTTGGATTTGATTGATACAAAGAAATGTCTATATTGGTTATCGGGTGGGGACGAAGAGTGGAAAAGAAGAAATTTTTATAAAAGACCTTGGAATGAATGTGACCTACTATTCCAAGAAGAATTCGGAGTAACTGTTTCGGTTATATTCAAAAAGTCTAGAAAATTATCTGACATCAAATCTGGTTTTTTGAAATTCTTAAATCTACCTGTATTTTATGAATTTGGATTGAGTAAGGATTTGATTTGATTGACTAATTATTAGCCAAGTAGTTTAATATATACTATTATGTCAAATATTGCCCATTTTTTTGATTTGAGTTGTTTAGTTAATATACCCCAAAATGCTTGGGTTGTAAGTAAATCAAATCCAAATCAACCACTTTATAAGATATCTCCTTCTGAGTTTCTCTTAATAAAGAGTGGGATCTATAAAAATAGAGGTAATAAAATAGATTTCAATGGTGTTGTCTATTACTTACCAGATGAGTTGTGGAATAAATTAAAAGTTATATCCACAAAGAACAGAATAGATTTTTCTAGTTTTGTAATTAGTTTACAAGAATTCCTTAATAAGGATTTGATTGAGGCACTCGATTATGAGGTAAAACTTGATCAAATCATGAATTTAAAAAACAAAGTTGAGGATATTTACGTAATTTGTTCAAAAGAAACCAAAGGTTTATATGAAAAGATTATTAATGAGATAGTAGAGACACTGCGGACGAATGGTATGATCGTAAAAAATTTTTATTATTTGAATGAAAATTTTTTGAATCAAAATACTGATGAGGTCAATTACAAAAAAATGAGACTCCTATTACAACACTCTATAGGATATCGTAGCGATATGAATAAATTTATCGATGATGAAATTACAAAGTATGACCAAATAAACTTTTATGATAAATCAATTCCATTCAAAACAGTTTCAATCACTGTTGATCAAATATTCAAATCCATGATGAAAAACACAGATAAAGGATTGATGGATGTAATAAAAGATGATCTAAAAACTCATACTCCAATAATTCAGATAAATAAAATAGAAGATAATCAATTCAACCCAATACGAACAACTAAAATCGAATTGAGTCTCAAACACTTGATAACTAAATTTGAATCTTTTACGATTTACCCTTGATAACTTTATCAATCATTTCATTCAGACTTCTAGAATCAACAATTTTGCCAGTATCCAACTCTTCGTCTATGTTGGATTGATTTTTTTGTTCCATCGATTCCGATAGTTCATTTAGACCAAGATCTTTTCTCATATCTTTCCAAAATTTTTCAAATTCTGTTCTTTGAGTTTGGGAAAATTTTATATTATCTCGTATCTGTGATACAGATTGATTCACAACTTCATGCATTCTCGCTGAATTATCACCGTTGTCAACTTGTTTTAATTGAGTCAAAAAATTACGTTTCGTCATCTTTTGTAAAAATAAAGTATCAGCATAGACTTTAGCATCCTCTTTCATTTTTTGTTGAACATATTTATGTTTGACTAAATCTGGATAATCCCCAAGATATAAATCGACCATCGATTCCAATACTTCACCCGCTTGGTCTTTTGACTCATCTATATCTTTGTCATAATCGTAAATCTGTATTGTGCCCAAATCTGGTAAATGGTCCTCTCGTTTTGCTAAATATTTTGAAACATCTAGATCTTTGTTGTTTTCTTGAATTCTAGAAAACTCATCTTGTAAATTCTGTATTTTTTCTTCTTTTTTAGACATTGGACTCCAAGAATTTGGTATATATATCCTAAATTATAAATTCCTCATGGCTCAACAAAAACAAAAGGAAGACGAGAGGAAATTCATTTTTACAACCAAACTCGTCGAAGAAGTCACTTCAAAAATAAACGATGGTGTTGTAATAAAAAGGTTTCAAAATCCTTGGTTTTCTAGTGAAGTAGGTTTACGTAAATCAGGCATCACCTTTAAGATGACTGAAGATGAGATACAAGAGTACATCAAGTGTAAACTAGATATCCATTATTTTGCTGAAAAATATTGCCGAATCAAAACCGAAGATGGTTCTATCCAAAACATCAGATTGAGAGAATATCAAAAGGAAATATTAGATCTTTATAGTAATAATAGATTCAGTATCCTGATGGGTTCTAGACAAATAGGTAAGACTATCAATTCGGCAATTACAATGTTACATTATGTTACTTTTAATAATGACAAGAATATAATGATTGTAGCTAATATCGCTGGTACCACAATAGAAATTATTGATAAGATTAAATCCATATATCAACAACTTCCGTTTTTCTTAAAAGTTGGATTGAAAAACTGGAACCAACGAACAATAATTTTTGAAAATGGGTGTAGGATAAAATCAGCCGCGAGGAGCAAAACACCAGCTATTGGTTTTACTATTGATTTTTTGTACTTGGACGAATTTGCTCACATACCCTCGAACATCATAGAACCTTACTATACAGCCGTATTTCCCGTGGTATCAGCGGTAGAAAATTCGAAAATTGTCATAACCTCTACCCCAAATGGAATGAATTTGTTTTATAAACTTTTGACAGATGCAGAAAGACCTGATGGAGATCCATTGAAAAACAATTACAAAGCTAAAAGGGTTTACTGGTACCAGGTTCCCGGTAGATTTGTGACTCACTTGAGATTGAACGCTCATAAAATGCATGAATTTGGTGTTACAAAAACTGAAGTTCTTGAACAAATCGACTTGGAGTATTCCCAAATAACAAAAGTTGAAATGAGGTTTAATACCGATTTGATGAAAGATGTGATTTATGTTTATAATAATGATAATTGTTCAGATAAGATGGTTAAATCATTTCAATATAAACTTAACGATGGTAGAGAAGTACCAATACAATCATTTTGTGAGGTTACAACGTGGAAAGAAGAGGCAATCAAGGATATAGGTGGTGAAGATGCTTTCAATCAAGAATATGGTTTAAGATTTGTCAACGCAACAAGATCTTTACTCGATGAAAGTATTATAGAAAGTTTGATCAACAGTAAGAAAAACTATGTCTTTGAGCAAATATCAGAGTTCGACGAGAAACTTAAATTTTCTTATGAGGGTCTTAAATGGATAGATGATGATGATATATTCTCACCCATAATGAGAAAGTCTATCAAAGGAGTCATATCAGTTGATATATCAGAGGGTTTGGGTCAAGATTATTCGATTATAAACATTTTCAAAATATCACCCAAAAGTCCGGAGTTTATTGAACAAAATAAGTTTAAATTTACGAATATTTCGGACTTTTTTTGTTTGGAACAAATTGGTATATTTAGATCAAATCTTGTCTCGGTTAAACAATTAGCGGAAGTTTTTTATTGTTTATTGTTTGAGTACTTTGATTATGAAAATTTCAAAGTTGTATTAGAATTGAACAACTATGGTAATGAGTTCCTAGCTCACTTACCAAATATTTTTGATGGTAAAAATAATTATGGTTCAAGTGTATTTTTCAGATATAAGCATCGTGCAGATGCAGTTGATGAAAAAATTGGATTGAAAGTTGGTGAAAATAAAAATATTTTGGTTAAGGATTACCAGGATTGTATGGACAAAAGAAATTTCCTTATCAATAATGAGGATACTATAAAAGAAATCACAACTTTTGTTAAACACATCACTCCTTCGGGAAATATCAGATACGCGGCAGACATCGGCAATGATGATTGTGTTATGACATTAGTAAATACAAGTAGTGTTTTTTCAAAACATTCGTTTAGAGAAATGGTTGAGGATTATGCTCCAAAGATTCTTGACTCATATTTGTTGAGCCAATATAAAGATTTTTTGAAAAATGTGGATTTTCAGGAAGTTACTGACTACAGAGCATTATTGAATGTCCGCAGACAAAGAAAAATGTACCAACAATATCAAGAATCGAATACCAGAAATCTTTGGAGTTAAGACATTTCCATTGTGACACTCAATCCACAGCTTTTCAATTTATTATACATCGTAATGATTGTTTCATGATCGCCGCGCTTTACATCACATTTACCAGTAAAATGAACTATATGTGCGCACTGTGACGCTTGATTCGGTTCATGTTTGCAAATTTTAACAAGACATTCGATAACCCATTCGAAAGTATTGAAATCGTCATTATGGAGAATCAGAATGAATGGTTCACTTAAAACTTTTTCAAGTTGTTCACTTGTTTTGGATTTGGTAATTGTAGACATATTTTATTGTGGAGTAAAAATCTTTTTATTATATATACAAAGTTAAAAAATATTCTTTTTAAATACAAATGATTCCTCAAGAAATTAAAATAAATATCAGAGATTTAGTTATTGTCATCTTGATTGGTCTTTGTTTGTGGTTTTATTTGAGACCGTTAGATTTAGTCGACATAGAACAAGTTAAAAAAGATAATTTGGAAAAAAAAGAATTAATAGATAAAATTGAACAAGAAAGAAGGACTTTATCAACCGAAAGGAAAATTTTAGATTCTGAACTTGAACGTTTGAGAGAATTAGCTTCCTTTAGATCTGACACAATAAATTTTTACAGAAGGTTATCAAGAATAAAAGACACTGAAATAAAAGACTTGAAGGAAAATTTGAAATTGTATAATCAAATGTTAGAAAAGAGAAATCAACAAATCGATGAACTATTGAAGAAGCCAATCATTTTACCAAAAAATCAGTTGGTGGACAAGACTAAAGAAAAATTGAAATAAATTATGAAAAAGTTCTTTTTTTTAATTGTCCTGATGGTCACAACCACGAATCTATTTGGTCAATCTGAAGAATATCCAAGGTATTACATTCAAGGTGAGGATACCATAGGTGTCATCTACACTATAGACCAAGTACAAAAAATCTACAACCATGAGGTTTTACTATCTTTATTCAAAGATGTAAGACTTGGATGTGATACTCTATTACAAAGATATTTGGTAGTTGTTAATAAGTATGAACAAAAACAATTGGTAGATAAACTTTTAATAGAACAACACGAAAAAAGTTTGATAGACAAAGATAATGAGATCAAAACTCATTTAGCAAAGACTACAAATTTAGAAAATGATATAAAAAAGTGTGATGAACAAAGAAAATTACAAGACGGTCAGATACAAAATTTTGAAAAGGTTATAGATCAATTGAATAAAGAAAGAAAATGGTTGCTTGGTGGTAGTATGGGGTTCGCTGCATTATCTTTGTTTTTATTGGGCACATTAGTTGGAAATTAATAAAAAAACGAATTTCAAAATAAATATATAATATCATATAAAAAATTATTAAATAATAATGAACCATATCAGAAAATTCTTATCATATAAGAGTAAAAAGAATCCAACACAGGTTGTTAAGGAATCTGTTTTACAAGTTGATGACGTTTATAAAGTAAGAGTGATTGTTGATGTAAAAAAATCGATGGTCAATTCTTACATCAAAAAGGTGTCCGATAATACACAAAAAAATTTAAGAGATTTCTACAGTGATATGGACATTGTTGAAGAATTAGTAAAACACGTTGTTGAAACTGGGATGAATGTGGATACTATACCTGCATCAATTTTGGTCGGCGGTGCTCAAGGACAGGCTCAAGGTCAAAGTCAAGGTGAGGCACAAATGCAAACACAGGCACAACCACAAGGTCAAGCTGCACAAGTACAAACTGAACCTGCACAAGACTTCGAAGAAGTTCAACCACAAGGTCAAGGACAGGCTCAGGGTCAACCACAAGGTCAACCACAGAGTCAAGGACAAGTTCAAGGTCAAGAACAAGAGGAAGTTGAGGAAGAAGAAGAAGGTGGTGAGGAAGAAGAACTACCAACAGAATAATAAAATAAACCCATCCACAAGATGGGTTTTTACTTTATAGGACAATTCGTAGCGGAGTAAATGAAATTTAAATTTTTATCTATTTTCAAACCAAGTGATTCACAAGTTGTGACGATATCCTCTAAACATTCACCACTAGCACCTCCTACCACAGTTATTGTCCCACTACCGGATTGGGCTTCTTTCAGATCTTGAAAAATCTCATAGAGTTTTTTTGGTACGTGAAACCATTTGTGGTTATTGCCAATGAAAACTATTATAGTACCCTCGGTAGTTGGAAAATACTCACCTTTTGTTAGCTGGTTTTCATTATCTTTTATTTTTTGGTAGATTTCGTCATCAAGAATTTTTTTATAGAAATCAGCATTTACTTTGTAATTATATCTTTTTTCGATGACATCTTTTTGATTTGGAAAAACATATAGATCATTTGAAATATTCACATCATGGTCTTCGTCGTAAAGATAATCTTTATCTACATTTTTACCTTTGTGATGATTATCAAATATTTGGTATACGCTTTCGAAATTTCTACAATATTTTTTCAAAGACTGTACGTAATTATCGGTGAAAAATTTTTTAAAGGATGGTTGTACGTCTACTATTAGTAGAATTGATTCAGTCGTTGATCCAAATTTTTCAAATCTGTGAATATACTTCATTATGATTTATATATTAAAGAAATGAACCAATTTGATTCACAATTTGGAACTCATCAATTTTGAAATTAATTATCATTATTTCTTGATAATTCTCTGGATCTTGTTCAAACTCCACGGTCAGTTCATATGGGGTTTGTGTTATTTCTGGTATGTAAGTGAATATTTGTTCTGTTATAATATCTTGCACAGATTGAGATGATAGTTTAGTTTGAAATAAAAGTTCCGGTAAATCTGTACCGACATTCAGATCACCCATAACATCACCTTTTGTGGTATAAACCAATACTTGATATTTTTGGATTATTATTCTGATCAAATCATCTTCTATCAATTCGGTGTCGTTGAACTTATTAAAGCTAGAATCAATTATATAAAAATCAGTGTAGTCATATGATGCCATAATTTATATATTATTTCTGACAAATAGGTCTCTAATTTTACCAATCACTGTCATGCCCAATATTATTGGATCTGTATTAGTTTCAAGTAATTTTTGATGTTCACAGACGATATAGGATACTTGAAATAATTTTGGTATATTTTCTTTTCTCTCATTCAATGAGTAATCAATAAAATTTTTACCGAATAAGTCCAATAATATATCGATTTTTTCTGGTCCGAAATTTTCCATTAAAAAAATGTACACATCTTCAAAATTTTTTGATTCATCATATATCAAATCATATAATTCTTGTTTGACCTTGATATTAGAGGTCGTGTTACTTTGAGTAGTGTGTCCGGTCAATCTAAATTGATCAACCTCAATTAGTATGGAACGAAAATCTGGAAATTTTTTATTAATAATTTTCACCAAATTATCTTTACTTATTTCGAAATTTTCTGTAGGAGCGATTTTATTTATAATCTTCTTATAAATTTCAGATTTTAAAAACCTTTCTTCCTCTTTATTCAGACAATCAAAATTAACTTCTACCATTCGAGACCTTATACCAGGACTCACTTTATTGATATGGTTCGTAGTGAGAATAAATCTAACATTTTTTCTCGAAAATTCTTCTATATAAGCTTTCAAAGCATCTTGATATTGAATAGAAGTTCTTTCAAACTCATCGAGAAATACATATTTTATTGTGTCTTGTGGTAAATTGTCTACTAAATCAAGTCCCATATAAACTTTAGAACAGAACTCATCGATCTTATTTCTTAGAGTATCTATTGAAGTATAGAAGGAACTATTCAGTTCAATATAAGGTTTGTTTTTGGAATATTTACCTATTAATATCCTAGCAAGGGTAGTTTTTCCTGTACCAAAATTTCCGTAAAAAATAACATTTTGTTGAATACCATTTTCGAAAAGCTTTTTAATTCTTGGTAAGAGAATGGTATCCTCAATAGTTTTTGGTCTCCACCTCTCGGATAAAAGTAAATTTTTCATGGATTTTTATACCTAGTTTCGGGCTAGAAGTTTTGAATATATAACCTTATGATTGGTGAAAGATTTAATTTTGAAGACGTTTTTTTCCGAGACTTGACCATCTGTGTACTCGACACTTTAGAGGGTGAAATCAATTGGACTAATAAATTCAGTGCTGGTGATGTTAAAGTTAGTGTTCCATTTTATTATTCGATGACCGGTGATGACAGATACTTATTAGACTCATTTTCTGACGATGTGGTATCAAATAATAGATTTGTTGAACTCAATACCGATAAAATACCTAGGGGACATTTGACCTTGACATCTTATGACATAAGAGCTGATGAATTCGCTAATCCGAATGTTTGGTTAAGAATGGTTATAGAAAAAGATGATGAGATCAGAAAAATGTTGACAAAGGTGAGAGCAGTACCAGTCTCTGTAAAATATGATTTGTCAATATTACTTTCTAGCGAAATTGATGTTTTCAAATGTTCTCAAGCTATCATGGACACACTGTGGGTTTATCGATTTATGTATTTCGAGCACAATTTTATGAATATTGATGCGGTGATGTTAATACCTGATACAAACCAAGTCGAAATCCAAAGAGAAAAAACATTGACTTCAGATAATACAATCAAATTATCAGTATCATTTGAAGTACAAACTTATTACCCAGCATATCGAAAGGATCCAGACCCTATAATCTATCCAAAGGGTACAAGATGGTATCTACAAATGAATAGTAATGCTAGGAGTGATAAATCGAATTTACCAAGGACTAACTCATCAAAACTAATTAAGAGAAAATAAACATAGTAATTTTAATATATAATCCTCATAGAGATATAAAATGTAAAAAACACACTTTTTTTATATAATATATACTTTAGAAAACTAAAAAATTAATTTTTGTCATTATGAAGAATCTCAAAATGGAGTTGTTCAATTTTAGAAAATCCTTAAGTGTGGATCAAATGGAAATTTCCACTGTTCTTGAGGGACATATGAATGCTTGTAATGAATTATCAGAGAAAGTTGTAATTAATTCATTGAATGAAAAACTCAAGCCATTCACTTATGATAAGCAAGTAAAGGGGTTTCTAGAGTCATTAACTGACGATATGAGCCAGTATCAACTCCTTTATGAGTTAAAGCACTTATATAATGTGTTGGATAGTAAAAATCAGGGTCAGTTGTACAGACAACCGATCAATGTCCTTTTACAGACAATTAATCTTGATTCTGATCAAGATAGAATGTCCAAAATTTTAAATGAGTTGGCTGTCTATGATTGGGTACCAGAGATTAAACTATTTGTGCATAATCTGACAAAAAATCCAGAGCAAAAAACAAATCTACTTTCCGGTGGTAACGCTGAATCTGTTTACACAATTGTGGAACAAGTTGAAGATGGATATCTTTGTATGGTTAGAGATTCTTGGTTTTTACTGACAGATAATAATATTGAAAAGACTTTACTAGAGACTCACGTTACGGATCCAGAAAAACTCAAAACTTTGAGAAATCTTGAAATCGGTATGAGATTTGCTAGTTTAAATGATGAAAAAATTAATTTTAGAATTTCTGAAAATTTAACAATTGGATTATCTGTAAATAAGAAAGGTGTAATTTTTATCAACGATGATGAAATGAATAAAGAGACAACACTAGAAAGTCTATTTTCTTCTCCTATTATCCCTATCGTAAATAAGAATTTTTATCCTGTGTTACTTGAAACATCCCACAACCTAAATAAGTTTGTTGAGATGGATGTAATCAAAAGAGTATCAAATTTAGTAAATCCGTATCTTGAGGTATATGCGTTTAATTATAAGAATGCCATCTATCTTTACAGATGTGACGAAAGATATGGCAATTCATTCTTTAAATATGAGTCAGCTATGGAACTTGTAAACGAAGTAAAGAATGAACTCAATTTCGACCTAACTTACTTCTATGAAAATAACCTCGAAAAAGAAATTGTCACAAAGAGAAAATTAGAAGACAAGGAAAGAGAAATCACTTTGAAATTGGAAGATGTACAATTGAATATCGATAAGGTTCAGAACTCAATTCAAATGCTTGGTGAATCTAATTCTTTACAAGTTGCTTTAGGTAATCTTGCTAAAAGGAAAGACCAACTCGAAAAAGATTTGTTATCTGTAAGAGAACTACAATACAGAGAAAGAGAAAGAGAAAGACTTATGTAAAATAAAAAAAACCTCCGATAAGGAGGTTTTTTGTTTTAAACAAATACTCTAATTGCGATATACGTATTAAGAAATTAATTAAGGTTCAGATCCTTAAAAAATAATTTCATTTATGTACCTTCAGAATAAAGATTTATACGTAGAAATAATAATTTCAAAAGCACAAGGAAAATTGACTAGAAATTCCAAATTGATGTTGGAAACACTAGCTAAACGAACTATCAAAAAAATGAGATATTACAACAACGATGATAGGATGGATTGCTATCAGTCGGGACTGTTGGATATGTTTTCAAATTGGTATAATTTTAACGAGGAAAAATCCGATAATGCATTTGCATACTTTACGGAAATATTCAAACGTGGTCTAGCAAAAGGATTCAACGAACTATATAAGAAAAAAGGTGATAATGAACATCAAATAAGATTAATTTCTATCGAATCTTCTAATGATGGTATGGGCTTACACTCTCTATGATTATGCTGAATTTTTTTTATTCACTGTCTCTTTTATTCGTTTGGGTTGAGTGGAAACAACTCACCGTGAAACCTATGGTCTACCCCAAACAAATTGATGAATCAAATCACATTCAGCTTTTGATATTTTCCTTCTCCAAAATACTAAATGTGATCTGTTTAATTATTGGACTTTTCACCCCTATTTGGATCCACTACGCTATAATCGTTATTAGTGAGATTTTGAAATCTATTTTTTTATACACTAATAATTTCAAGATTATTAATTTATATGGAATTTCTACAGCGGTTTTGTATATGATAATTTACTTATCCATTTTTATCCAAGGTGTTGTTCTGTAATAATAATGAACTCGAATTCTTTTCTTTGACAATACTCAATCATATACTTCCATTTACTCAAATTTTTATTATACATTTTAAGTGAGTATTCAAAGTTTTTTAACTGTTTAGCAGTTGGGTTTTCTCTCAAAGTTGGTTCTTTTGTCTCACTACTTGGCTTTACCTCCGCAACCACTCTTGAAATTGTACCATCTTCTCTAACTAATTCGTAATAAAAATCGGGATAGTAACTGTGCTCTGTAGTTTTGAATTCTTGTGTCTCATTTATCCATTCAGTTTTTTGGTATGGTATTCTTAAATGTTCGGCTCCCCAAAATTTTATTTTTGGATTGTTATCAAGATAAACCATCATTTTGTGTTCGAGACCTGACCTATAATATAGACCACCTTGGGAATTCAATTTTATTATCTTGTCTTTATTATTTGGTAGAAAAAGACCTTGCTTATATTTAGTTGGTTGTCTTGGAGCACTATTCAACATATCGTTTATGTTTTTTGAATATATATTGTTATGGGTATTCTTTTGGAAAAAATCAATGAATCACTAAAATCTGGCAAAGGTATTGCAGACAATTTTAAAAATAACTCATTGTTCTTCTATGAGAAATATCAAAAATCTGACAACGAGGTACAGAGTACAAGGGTTCAAGATATTCAAATAGGAAGATTTTATTT